GTCTCCCCAACCAGAAGCAACGGATGCAGCAGCGCGATAGATATAAGCAGGGCGAGTTGCACTACCAGAAATTACCATGCCGGTGATGTCGGTGCGGGTGTCATCCTGGCGATAGGGCGAAGGGATGATAACACTACCGGAAGCCACGGGACCACTACCAGAGGTAGCGGTAACAGGGAGATAACCACGAGCCTGGAAATAACGATAACCAGGGATGGCCATCACCGAAGTGGGGCCGCCTTTGGAAGATTCGTTAGTACCGTCTTGGGTATTATCGATGTTCTTATACCAGCTATTCAGGGGTTCAGCCCAGTTGCCGGGATAGATTTTTTTAGCTGAAAGATAGGACATTTATTTCTCCTAGTTGTAATTTATTCTTTATCAAACGGTGCCATCATCACGCAGGAAGCTGAATGCCGTGGTAATAAAGTCCTTGTTCAGGATATCAAAACCGGCGTACAGTTGCCAAATCAGAATGATAAAGCGGCTGAAGTCATCGTTGTTGTTAATCAGAACCTGAGCATTCGGGCCGCCGATACCAACACCAACGGCTTGGGGGCCAAAGAAGTAACCTTGAGCAACTTCATAAGTACCAGCGCCAGGATCAGAGCCACTACCAAGAGTTGCAGCTTGTGTCTTGTTGGGGAAGTTAGTCGATTCGAAGAACTTCACACCTTCAAACTGAACGCCGGTAGGCATTACAGGTTCACCAGCCAGGAAGTAACCTTGACCAGCTTGGGGACCCTGGAAGAAGCTAGCGTTGTTAGGCATCATGGGGTTACCCATGTACATGCCTTGGCCAGGATTACCAGAGTAACGTGCAATTTCGCGGAAGTCAGGGTCACGACGCAGGTGCATCATGAACGTGGGGTCGCAAATGCAACGATACAAACCATCAGCGAAGGTAGGAACGTTACGCTTACGCAAGTCTTTGACAACGTTCAGAAGGTCGGTACGCACCTGGAACTGTTGAACGTTAGCACCGTACTCAGCAGTGGTGTAAGTAGGGTTCTTAGTCTTGCCACCAGGGAAGTAGTAACCGCCTTGGGTGGAAGAAGCAGGACCGTTAGCTTCAGCTTTGGACAGTTCGTCAAGGAAGACGCGGTCACGCCACCGGCGATAGTCGTCGAGCAGAGTCAACGAACCAATGCTCTGGTGGAACATGTTCAAGTTACCGGTATCCAGCAGCATGCGCTGGGCGGTAATCAAAGTTTCACGAGCAATCTTAAAAGTGCTGGGCTGGGTAGGATCGCCAGGGTCAGCAGGACCAGTATATTCCTTAAGCACCACAAGGACCTTTTCCTTAGTGATGTTACGGCTATTGGCAGTACCAATAGTTTGGTCGGAGATGCGCTCGCGGCTATCCTTAGTGCCAGGATTTCCCCAGAACTTGTAGCGGTCAAGCTGAACAGTTTGGCCAGGTTGAGAAGTAAAGTCGTGGACAACCACGGGCTCTACGGCCATCTCACAGATGTAAGCAGGGTGGGGACGGTAGAGTTCCGCGCCCAGAATTTTTGGAAAGTCTGTATCTAAAAACACTTTCTTTTATCCTCCAGTGTCACAGGGACATTTATTTTATCGGGGAAAGATTCAGACACTAGTGTCTTATCTAATAAGAATTTTAGCAGGCACTAATTTATTTAATAAATTAGCGATATTGAAGCGTTGGAATAGACTGGCGAGTACCAGGCATGTTACTAGATTGATACGCTTCAGGATCAATAATTCCTTGTTGCTGGAAGCCAGGCATACCAGTCGCACCAATTGCACCACCAAGGGCAACACCACCCAAGCCGGCGAGACCAGCAGAAAGAGGTACGGCGGCAGCGGCGGCACCAGGAAAAGCTGCTGCCTCCAAAGTGGCAGGCAATCCTAGTAGATTTGTCCTAGCAATATTACCTACAGTTTTATGGTCATACAAAGTTGCAGCTTGACCACGACTCATGTATTCAGGACTGTTAACAACTCCTTGACGAACGCGCTCTCTAATAGAACGATTAGATTGTCCTATTGATTTATTCAAGCCACCTTCAACTAACCCTGGAAGAGTTCGTCCATACTTACCAGCAAGTGCACGAGCACCCAACAAACCTGATGCTCCACCAAGGCCACCTGCAATTGCAGCTAGTCCAGCAGAACCTGGATCTTCACCTTGAGAAAGAGCGTACCCACCTGTAGCTAGGCCAGCGGCAGCGGGTACGCCATACTTAAGATATGGGCCCATGGCCTTACTCCATCACAAACAATTTGTTTGCAACAGCTTGCGGAGGAGCTTGATTGATAACGCGCCAGGCATTAGCAGGATCACGATCCATCACTTCCTTAAACTGACCCCAGAAATCTTGTGGTTGCTGGGAAGCAGATGCAGCAGGGGGTGCAGGGAACTGACCCATTTGTTGCATAGGCGACTGGGTAGGATAACCAACCGTTTCCAATTGATCTTCACTTTCGTACACAGGGTACGGACCTTCAGGACCAAAGAACTTCAGCGTGTAATCACTGAGTACATCGGGGTTGGTAAGGATTTCGTTATAAGCCAGATTCTCCTGATGCTCATTTACAGCAAATTGAGCGTAGCCGGTAAGCGTATCAGTTGCCTCTTGGCCCCACGATACGGCGCTGTCCAGCATTGTTTCCAGGTTTAGTGCGTACTGGTTTAGAATTGCCGGAGCTTCCGTTCCGTACGCGTCGACCACCATCCTGCTTTCCGGACTCCACTGGAGCACCTCTGCCACTTGTGCCAAGGAGGGATTCGAGGAAGTTGGGGAAGAGCTGGGCGAGTAGGTCTGGTTTGTTGACCAGGTCTGCGGAACCGATTGTTGCGTAGCTGGGCTGCTGACTTGTCCGTAATTGGCCGGGGTAAACTGAGTCGGACTCGCTTGTTGAGAGTACTGTCCCTGGAAGGGGGATGGCATCGGGCTCCCCAGTAGATTCACTACTTTGTTGAATGCCGACTCCCATGGATTGCCGCTCTGGTCCGCCGGTTGGGATTGGGGGGCGTACTGAGTAGGCGCTGATTGGTAGCTGGTAACCCCCTGAGGTGCCATCTGAGGCACTGCTTGAGGGTAGGCTGTCCCCACTTGGTAAGGAGCTACTTGCGGCGCCGGGGCTACGTAGCTGCTTGGAGCCACCGCTGGTGCTTGGCTCATCTGTGGGGTCGATTGGACGGTAGCGTCCTGCATAACTCATCTCCTTTTGTAAAGCTTCCAGTGTTCGATACAGATAGGGCGTCAGGTCTAGACGAGGGTCCGCAGCCATTGGAAGATCCGGGGCTTGCGGGTGAGGGGTCTGCATCATGCCCCCCACAAGACGAGCTAATTGGGAAAAAGCTCCCTGTAGTTCGTTTACCATCCTGAACGGGAACCCAGATAACATCTCGGCCCGCTCCTCATCTGTTTTTGAAGGGAAGAGGTACTTCAATGCTTCAATACTATCAACACCTAATTCTTGTAGGTTCCTAACAACGATTGAATTATTCAAAATATCTTGAGTTGTTTCTTCGTAAACAGGGCCCATCCAGCGCCAAAAGACAGTGATATCTCCATCGGGAATTAGTCCTTTAACTCCAGGGGGAACCATTTTTGCTTCTACTAGAGCCATCATTATTTTTTTTAGTTGCTCGTTATACTGTTTAAGGGCGTCTTCGTAGGCAGCTTCTTCTTCAGGAGTTGCACCTGCTTCTGGTTGAATTGGTTTCTCAAAGCCAGCAGCATTTGCCAGTGTATCTTTAAACAACTGCTCCTCTTGAAAAATAATCAACTCAAGACAACGTGCAATACCGTGGGTGTAAATAGCATTTGCTTTTCTTTTTGAAGTTGCTGATACACGTCCAAACAAAGATTTATATTCTGTTGCTGTCACACCAGCAGAAATTGAAAGTTCATCAACACCACCAAGTGCTGTTCTGATCTCTTCTCGATACTGCCGAACAAATAAATTTTGATCCCCACTGACTGCATCCGGTACTATGTAACCAACTCGGTCGTTTGGTTCCAAGTTAGCAATGATGCGTGGTACGCGTAGTTGTCCATCAACACCGCGACTAATAGGATCTGTTTTAAATGTAGACCGACTCAAGGCAGCGGGACTTGTAAAGCCAGAGTTTGCTGCAATAGACGGACGTTGAATTACATTATCTCCACCTGTTTCTATAAGGTCTGTCTTTGGCCTGGATGATAAGAGAGTTGGGTTACCAAAGAATTGAATGTTCTTACGCATATTACGAACCAATTCATCATGCGTCACAATATGGGTAGCCATGGCATCAAAATCGCCACTACCATCCATGGAAAAGCCTTTAGGATTATTTAAGATTTCAACACAGGGGATAAACCGAAGTGTGTTATTAAATTTCTTTGTCTTACCAGGAATCATGTAGTTGATATTATCGAAAGACATTTCTCCTTCTGAGTGAGTCTCTTCAATTACATCGCGTTTAATCGAAAGGCGAATATAACGCTTAGATCCTGGAGCCTCTCCTTTACCTAAATCAGCCAAGTTATTGGAACCTATGTCAGCACCAAAACCATTTCCTTTGCGTACCTTATAGCTGTAAATAATCACCACTTCTTCTAGTTCACCGTCTACGTTATAGAACGTACGGTATTCATGAGACCTGAAATAGTAAAGACGATAATTTGACTTGGTAGGTCTTACGTAAAAAAGACCTTTACCATCAGAAATAAAATAATCCCAGATTGAATCAAGCCTTGTATCTAACTTGTTATATTTCAGTACTCGGTCAATAAAATCTTTGCGTTGATTACCAAAGTTATCTTGGGATGGAAAAAATTCAACTCCTTGGCGGATACCAAAAAGTTTCATCTGTGCAATATGTGAAGCAACAATGCCAGAGTCGACTATCGCATTGCCGTCACGCTCAATGTAAGCATCAATTATTTCTTTAAGTCGAGCGTTCGCCATTAACTCGTTTTACTTTAATTGGTTTTAGTGTAACAGATTTTTACGAAACAATTTTATTCATGTATC